TGATTGTATCGCGGCATACTCCCGTTTCTTTCTCAATATCTTCAAAGTTCCGTCCTGAATTATACATTTCTATAATCTTTTCTCTTATTGCATTCCAGTCCCTCTTTTTCAATCCCATTTCTGAGATATAACCTCGCACGGTACTCAAAGATAAATTCATTTCTTTTGCAATGTCCTCTTCCTTTATCTTTTTTAAATACCTCTCGCGGACACGTTCTAGGCGTTCCTTTCTTGCTTTTGTTCTACTCATAAAACATCCTTTCTACTTATTTTTATCAAACTATTTACATATAAATCCATGGAATGACAAAGTTTAATACAGTTTCCATGTAAAGCATGATTTTTCCACGCATTATACTTTTCATAAAATTTCTTTTCTGTCATTTTTCCGGATTGTACAGCTCTAACCCATCTGGTCACTTTCTTTTTGATTTTCCGTTTATTTTCACCTTTCAATTTCCTTATATATTTCCCATTCTCTGTTACATAATGGTGAAACCCTAGAAAACCTATTCCGCATCTAAACGGTACTATCTGAGTTTTTCCATTAAGGCAAAGTCCAAGACTGCTTACCATTTCCTGTATCCGCACCAAACATTCTTTTAAATATTCTTTATCATGGTGTATCAGGTAAAAATCATCCATGTATCTCCCATAAAGACTTATTCCCAATTCACCTATAATCATATGGTCCATGCCATTAAGCATTAACAATGCATAAACCTGTGCCACCTGATTTCCTAACGGAAGTCCCAATCCTTCTGTGCTGTCTATAAATAAATGGTTCAGCCATTTCGTGTAATTATCCATAAAGTGATAATCCACAATATCTTTTAATATTTCATGGTCTATCTGGTAAAAGAACTTTGTAATATCACATTTCAGTATCCAACCTTCAAGACCATGCATTTCATAAAAACTTAGCATCTGTTCTTTCAGACTATTCAGTCCATAAAGGGTTCCTTTCCCTTTTTGTCCGGCATAATTTGTCTTTACAAATTCCTTTGCCAGCCTCGGATGCAGAATCTCATCACACAAACAATGCTGCACCACTTTATCCTTAAAAGAACACGATTTAATGATTCTTTCCTTTGGTTCATATATCTTGAACTCGTTGTATGGATTCATCCTATAAGTTTGATTTTCAAGCTGTTCTTTTAACAGATGTACTCCTTCCAGACTCATGTTCTGAAATTTAGCACAGCTATTATTACATCCCTTGCCAGACTTTGCACGTCTGTATGCCTTGTAAAGATTTTCAAAACTGCATATTATTTCTTTATCCATAAAAATACCTTTGTATTTACCACCTAGTGGAAGGATATCTGATTTTTTGTATCTTTTTCTGATTTCGGCTTGTTGCCTACTCTTCCGGTCTGTATGATACAGAATAGGGCGAACACCGTTGTTGTTATTGTAGTTATTGTTGTTGATATTGCCGGACGGGCAAACAACGGTTTATGCATCAGATATCCTGTAATAATTATCTCTTTTTATCTTTGCTTCTCCAAGCAATCGCCATATGCTTAATATCTGTTACCATCTTAGACCAGTATCCCATGCTTTTATCATTAATGATATTGAGCTTATAGGATAGTTCTATGTAAAACAGAAGTTCATCACAGTGAGCGATTGCCTTGGTCTGTAATTCTGAACGTTCCCTTGCATACTCCCTCAAATCAGTCCGATTAGCTTCATGCAGATGTTCATAAATTTCAAGTGACTTATTCTGCATCTTGTCCACTAATGAGAATCTGTATTTCTTCGGGTACCGGTTACAGTTGGATGTGACACGCAAGGTATGTTCTGCCAGTTCCTTTGCTTTTAAGATTACTTTTAAATCTGTTTCTGCCATTTAACCTTCCTCTGATTCAAAGATTGCAGATGAAAAGATACAAACAGGGCGAACACCGCCGTTGATATTGAAGTTATTGCCGCTGATATCGCCGGACGGGCAAACAACGAGGATCCACGACTCATTTCCATTACATTTTGTAGTATCCGGTGTAAGAGTCCACCAGTAATATTCTTCATTTGGAAGCAATGCTCTATACTGTCTGTATTCATCCAGACTGACAATGGACACCTTATCTTCACAAGTTCCATATTCTGTCTGACCATCTAGGGACAACAAACTTCTTTCAAAAGAAATAATGTTATCTTCCCCTATTACTTCCTCTAATTTCTCGTAAAACTCTCCGTTCAAATATTCCCGAATACTGCTTTCTTTCCAATCATTGTTATTTCCAAACTTTTTATTTTCCGGAAGTTTTTCTGCAATACATTTATACCCCTGCTCTGCAATGTCTAAGATTTTCCATTTAAGTCCAATAAGTTCAAATGTATCTCCTACTGCTAAATCTTTTTTTAATTTCAAATTCTTTGCCTGCATTTTCTTTATGATTTTTTCAAGTTCTTCCACTCTCTGTTCCAGATTTTTAGCCATTATTTCTCTCCTCCTTTAGATACAAAGATATTAGATTTTAAGATACAAACAGGGCGAACACCGAAGCCGTAATTGTAGTAATTGTATTTGATACCGCCGGACGGGCAAACAACGGCGAGCGAGTACTCCCATCCGCGTTCCTTAGTGCTCCACGGTGTACATGTCCACCACCAGTCACCAATATTTTTATCAGCAATCAAATCGTTATATTTACGTGCTTCATCAAAAGTAATCAATCTAACTTTACATTTGCAATTATTAATTTCTTTCTGCATATCCACGGAAGTAAGTTCCACTTCATGTTCCACAAGATTTTCACTTCCTACTGCCGCTTCGATTACCGGTTGAATTTCACTTTCAATAAACTTCCTGATAGCGGATGTATTGTAATCTCTGGTATCTTCATCAAATTTCTTACCCTTTGCCATAAACTCTTTTGAAATAACTGCGGTCTGTCCTTCCATCTGTTCCAGTACAATAAAATCATGTTCCCCGACTTTAAAAACTTCTTCTGGTTCCAATGTAGAAAGCTGGTACTGCTCAATATTCTTTTTTGCTGCATTTTCCTCATTCAAAACCTTTAATAATTCTTTCGCTAACTCTAATGCTTTACTCATCTTCTCATCCTCCTACTACTTTCTCTTTTTATCCACGACTGCTGCCACTTATACCTTCCATACCTGACTGGCTATCATATCCGCCTGATGTACCCATAGGATGTTTGGATAATTCTTTATGGCATTTCCCAGTGTTCTCCACTTTTCCTGTCCTTCATAGGCTCCCATATGATACCGGATGCACATGATTTCTTCGTCTGTCAGATCCGGGAACAATTGCAGTGCCATAATAACTGACTTTTCTCCATGGCCACTTAAAAGCATTTCTCTATTCCCAACATATGCCCCGTCTTTCAAAACATAATCATCTGCCTTGCATAAATCATGTAAGAATGCCACCACCATGGGACTTCTTTCATTTTTCCACTCCAGATACAGTTTTTCCGTGTATTCCTTTAACTGCAAATAAATCAGTTTACTATGATGATAAAGGTCTCCCGACTGTGTTCCGTGATGTGTTAAAGATGCCGGTACCATGAAATATCCCATTTCTATCAGCTTCCCTGCTTGTTTTTCTGTAAATACTCCCTTGGTAATTTGCTTAAATTCATTTATTCTTTGTTCTTCGGTTATTTTTAATTCAAAGTAATTCATTTTTTCTCCTTCTGCAAATTCTTCAAAAACTCAATCATACAGCTTTTATTTGTCAGACAATCCTTGAAATGCTTTCCTTCCGTCATGATGTAATATTCCTCAGCTCCCCAGCCATCTTTATACCTGTCTTCCCATTTCCCTCGAATATTAATATCAAAGCATTTGTGAAAATATGCTTTCACTACAAAAGCGGCGCCGTTTTCAAACTCATACCGGTAATATTTCTCACCAGTTAATGGCTGCTCCATCCATACCGGCCAGTTTTCATAATCTGCAATAAATTCCTGTCTCTGGTCATTATTTTTCAAAATCGGAAGTTCCGGCTGTTCTACCGGTTCTGTTTTCTGTTCCATCTCTTCCAGTTCACAGACCATATTTGCAAGAGCTCCTACAATGATTTTCTGTCTTTTTACAGTAAATACTGGTAAATCATCAATTTTCAGATATTCCGCCAACAGCTCATTTTCTTTTTCCAAAACCTTCTTTATCTGCATCAGTTCACTTTCCTCTACTGCTGCCATTGTGGTTTCTTCCGGTTCTGTTACTTCCTTTGTATCTGTTTTTACATACACAGACCTTCCACATCGGTATCCACAATCTGATACCTGACATTTTTTACAACAAGGAACAGGTTCCTTACTTCCGGCAGTATACTCAGCCCTCTCATAATTGACAAACTGACATACCTCTGCAAATTCCTCTTTCAACAATTCCAGAACATTCATAGTTGTACAAGAAAACGGACTTCCTAATGTTGCTTCCCTGCAGTATCGCTTTTCCTGCCGCATGTCACATTCCTGGGCACAACTGAAACAATTATACTTATGCCCACAACCTACAGTAGAAATACTGCTGCCTTCCGGATATACTGTTTTAGGCAAGCCATAAACAGATACCTCTTCTTCTCCAATTACTTCCATTGAAATTTCCCGAAATTCTCCATCAATAATACTTTCTGCTTCTTCATCACTGTCCAGCACTTCGAATGCGAAAACTTCTGCACATTCTTCCTCATCTGCTTCAATTTCTTCCACAATTTCCGCTTCTATCAGCACCTCAGTCACATCCTCAGCCGGTTCCTGAAACACTTCCAAATCTTTTTCAATAGTTTCTGCCTCTAAAATCGCTTCCGTTCCAGTAATTACTGGTTCTTGCGACGTCGCAACAGACTCTTCCACGGAATAATCACTCCAATCCACAGCCTGTCCGCACCAGGAGCAAATCACAGATGGATTTTTACCATGCTCCGGACTGTCTAATGGTGTCCCGCATTCTCTGCAGTATGGATCATCCATAAGTCCTCTTATCTCCGGTTTCTTTTTGATTTTTCGTAACTCCTGTAACTTACAGTATTCTTCCAAAATAATGGAAACCGCCATGCCTTTGGAATACTTCGCCAGAACTTCCCCGGTAGTACGTTCTACCAGTTCATCCACATCCTCTCCCGTAAAAAATACTTTATCTCCTTTTTTCACAGGAACGTCATCATTCAGTATTTCCCCGATACTTTCCATAATCTCCTTGCCTTGTTGCACACTGCGATAAATCTCTACATATGCACTTTTCACCCAGTCAGCAAGCAATTCTTTCAACATACGTAACTGTTCCGGTGTTGCCCCTGCTCTTTTTAGCTGCCGCAGTTCCTGTACTTTCATGTCCACAGTTACCTGCTCCAGCTGTTCCTCTGTCATGGTTAACATCTCCTGCAGCTGGCTTTTGTTATACATGACGTATCTTTCCAGTATGACCGGTGAATTTCCATCCACAGAATATTTTTTATTCATGCTGATAGCCCTGGATGCTTCACTCTTTTTCAATCCAAATTCTTTTTCAGCCATTTCCCAGATACTTCCATATCCTTCGCTTTCACATTCTTTATCTTCCCAGATGCTCCTGATCCAGTAACCTGCTGCCACAAAAGAACTTACCATTTTTGTCAGACTTTCTTTCGCAAGTTCTTTTTTGTCCTCATACCTGACTTTTTTATACCAGTCTAATTCCATCCTCTTCTCCTAATTTGCCAACAATTCCCTTTCCAGTGCTTCATAATCATATTCCCTCTGATTTTCAAAAGTATTGAATTTGTTTCCGGAAGTATTTCTTCTTTGCTTACTTTGCAAATACAATGTTGCATATTTTTCCCGGAACTTTTTCGTACTGCGGATATTGGTTCTCCAAAAGGAATCTTTCATCGTCCATACCAGTGTATTCCATATATCTGACGGTGTAATGTTATCTATTTCCATCATTCTCTTAATATGCACTGTCCACTTTCCCTTCTCTTTTAAACTTTTTGGAACCTTTTGATTTGGAAAATCAGAAAGTACACACTGTATTAAATAATCCACACACTTTAACTCAAAATCTGTTGGCATTTTCTCCTTATCATCCTTGCCCTGCTTTGCAGGTGCAACGATATTATTATTTACTTTACTATACTTTACTTTATTAGCATTTCCCATCTGCACATCCTCATTTGCACTTTGCAAATGGCTTTCTGCATCCGTCACCGGCTCTTTTAGGTTGACTTTAACTAAGCCTGAACACTCATGGTCTCCAAGCAACCAAAATTCCAAATATACTTTTTTTACACGGCGGTTACGAACCACGTTCCAGTACCGCCGCTGAATACCTTTTGAAGTTAAAATTCCCCACTCCACAAACCTCCTCTTGTCAAAGAGACTAATTTGCAAGCAGTAGTCCACGGTTTCTTTTACCGTACTGGCACTGATGCCGCTGCCCATCTTTCGAGCCGTCGATGCACAATCGTCATAGCACCATTTATAAAAATATCCTTCCGTTCCGTAGGCCTTCATACACAAAAAGAAATACACACTAAATCCTATCCAGCCTTTGGAATCCAGTAATTTGTCAATTTTGGTATCATTGTCAAAGATGTCCACCGCCCAGCCTGCATAATCGATTCCTACTTTGGGTATTCCTGACATCCGATACCTTCTTTCTTTTTTTGTTTGTGGCAGAGTCCGCAAAGACTACTGCCACATTTTTCTTTTATGCCAAAACAGAAATCCATTCCATTCCGCTTAATTCCTTTTCCAGATATGCTTTTACCGCTGCTTTGGCATCCATTTTCCATCTTCCGCCATCTGCTTCATGTAAAGATAACTGTACTCCGTCATATTTATCATTCTGTGCCCGGAAAACAAACTCGCTCTTTGGCTGTTCCACTTCCAGGAAAGTACGATACGGTCTTAAAATCACCTTCTCCGGTAACAATTTATCCTCTGTTTCCTGAATACCCGTCTTAATAGTAGCTTTCTGACTAATACCGGTATCCTGATACTCTGCAATCGTACCGGATACAATATTACTGGCCACTTCGATCAATGCATTTCTATGTGTATCTTCTCCCTTCAATACATCCGGATCGGAAGAAAACAAAGAATGCAACATACTAGAGTTATCCAAAAAAGAAGAACGTAACATAATACAAAATTCTGTCTGTCCCAGCCATTTTCCAATCTTAATTTCCGGCAGTACTGCCTTTACCTCAGCAATTTGTGTTCTGCTGTAATAATTCTTTCCATTTACTCCCGAACTCACTTCAATGCGTGTCGGTGATACCACATTTACAAAAACATGATCAATAAAGCTGTTTGGTACATCAATCCCACTCTTTAAATAATCCACCAGACTTGTCAATGTCGAAAAAGAAATAGACTCTATTTTCTTCACATCAATTACTTTATTCAGACTCTTATTTGACCATGTAACTCCATCAATTTCTTTTAAAAACGGAGCAGTTCTGCCCTCAATCCAATCCAATCCAATGCCTTTGCAATCATATATTTATCCTCCTATAGCACGGGACAATTTTTGCCCATTAAACTCTTTTACATTACTGTTTTCTTCTGTTACCGGTTTTACATCTTCAAAGCCCATCTGCCCCGGTATCTGATTATGATACTCCTTGGCAAGATACTGATTTGTCTTCAGATCCTGACCAATACCAAAGTTTGTTTCAAAACTTTTCGCTTTTGCCAGTTTACTGGTTACTTCTACGGTACAGGCTGCTGCATTTCTCTCTTCATCCTGTTTAAAAGCCAGTGTTATGGTAATTTTTCTTACATCCTTATAGGGTGTGTTCGGATCCTTCATGTTCTTTACCACTTTTTCCATTTCCCGGTTAAAACGTGCCTGTAAGGCTCCGCCACCAATGGAATTTAAGTCAACATTCATGCTCTTTTCCTCCTTCCTTATTTTCTTCTATGGAAACATCCTGACTGCCATCCATGTAATAAACTCCGAAAACGTGATATATCTGCATGAACCTTTCCCTTCCGTAGCTATGTGCCAGGGTATGATGTTTCCGACACAGACAAATCTTACGATTGCTACTGTCATCATAGTGTCTTCTGTCATTCCCCATGCCAATGGCATCCCAGTGATGAACCTCTCCTTTCCTGCCGCAGATACTACACCTACGGTTCTTAAGACAGCTTTTCAGCATATACTCGATATCTTCTGTCCGGTCATATAAGGAATCTGTTAAAATGATTCCGTTTTCCAAACAGATGTCTATCATAAAGTTAATAAATTCTCTTGCAGTGTCCATGGTACAATCCGCTAAGGAGAACGCATTCCTTCCGGTTCGTTCTACATACAGAAACTTCAATACTTCTTTGGTTTCCTCCGGGGAATATCCGGTATGATTAGAGACATCCCGAATAGACGCATAAATCTTTTTTCTCTGTAATGCAGAAATCAATCTTCCATCATCCAGCCACATCCCTACCATTCCTATCTCTTTTCGCCGGAGTAGTTCTGCCTTATCTTCTCCATCCAGTAAAATCTGCAGTCTGGTCTTTCCGGAACCGCTTTCCGTCTTTTCCACCACTCCGGTCACATACATTCCGCTGCCGCCTCCGTTTCTTTCTTCATCCACTGGTAATAACTGTGACTGGTACCTACTATAAATTCAAAGGAATGTGGCATGAGCAATTGGTGAATTTCCTTCCATTGCTCCGGATTTTTTATTTCATCCCCTCTGGCTGTCTTCCATCCGTTCCTGCTCCATTTGCCAAGGCTGTCTCTCGTATTAGCAACCAGGTAATGACAATCCGTATATATCACCAGATAACTACTCTGGCGAATTCTTTTCATAGCTGCTATCAAAGCACATAACACCGATTTATTAGCAGTCATATCTTCTACCTTTTCTGTCTTGGTTATCGTGGCATTTCCCTTGCTTGTAGCAGTTTCCAGAATATAAGTATAGGCACCATTTTTTTCCTTACCACCCTTTATAGTGCTATATAAATAAATATTGATTTCCTTCATTTTTGCACCATTATTCCCAACTGTTTCTGACATAAAATGCAATCCTCCGGCTGCTCTTTGGCTTTTACACAGGTTTCCAAATATGCTTTCTGCACCAGTTCATGAGGAAATAATCCTTCTTTCAGACTATTTCCTCTTTCTCCCCGAAGTCCAAAAAGTTCTTCTCTTTTTTTCTCTTCCAAACCGGTTTCCACAGCCAGCATCCTTGCTTTATCATAAATATATTTCGCCTGCGGATACCTCCCGGCTCTCATATGATTTTTAAACACTGCTGCCATATCATATAACTTCATTTCAATTTCTCTGTCACTTAACATTCTTTTTCCCTATTTCAATAACACTCTCTTTCTTCCGGCTTTCTTACTGATTACCGTAATCGAAAGGTTGTCCTCTTCCAGTACGTTCCAGTTCTTCCAGTCCAGTCCTGCTGCCACCATAAGTTCCTTCTGTGCCCTGGTAGGGTTCTTTACTCTTTTTGTCTTTGCCATTCTTTTTCCTGCTTTCCGATATACTTCTTATATTTCTCAAGAACGGACTCTTCTTTGCCATTCCTGGATATCTTAACAATGTTGGTGATTACTTCCTCTTTCAGAATTTCCAACCATTCAAGTAAATCTTTACGACTGTTTGCCCGGTTACAACATCTTCCCTGTGCATACTCTATTCTGTATTCCATAGCCACTCCTCCTTTTGCCGGCAAAACAATCACTGCCCTGTTCCCAGAGAACCTCAGATGACTGAACCATTCTGCTCTTTGTCACCATGGTCAGCCGCTTTTTCTCCAGACATTCCAGACAAACACCGTTTACCATTTCTCCCGGTTCGCAATTCCCATGGCACTCAGAACATTCCTGTCTATACACCAAAAAGTTCCCTGCCGGATTTCTTTAATCGTTCCAGTTCTTCCAGTCTGCTAAAGATTTCTTCCAGGATGTATTTGGTCGGAATTTCCTTTAACATTATTTTGATATCTTCCTCTGAACACCCCTGTGTATTCTGTACGATTGCCTGTTTTCCTAATTCACCCATTGCGTTCTCCTATTCCTCGTGTTACAATCACGATGTAGTATATTTTTGCTGGTCTTGTCCATTGCTTTGGTCGGCGTGGGGCAAGACCTTTTTCTTTTAATACAGATAGTCCTATGACTGCCAACCCTATAAGAACCAGCAGTGCCGGAATAAGTTTGTTTGGACCATCCATCCCAGCACCTCCTAACATCAGGGCTAAAAAACCTATTTTTTCATTCACTTTCGTTCCTCCCTTTTGTCATACAAAAAATCTAAAACTTCTTCTTCCGGAATTTTTAATACTCTGATAAATGCCCTTAAATCTGACACCGTCATATGCTCCGGGTCATCCCTTCTTTTGTAAAATGTGGATGAATGTCTTCCGGCTTTTTCCATGAGTTTCTTATAATCTACTCTTGCCAGCTTCATATAAGCTTCTATCACATCAGCGAAACGCTTATTTTTTTCTCCATACATTCCTAATGCTTTTACCGGTGGCATATAATTCCCCCCTTTCTGTCATATATAAATACTCATCATCTTCAAACTGAACCATAAAATAACTAATTTGCATCTTCTGTTTTGAAAAGATAATCAATTTTACTTCCTATTATCATCCAAGAAATAAGTAACTGGTACTCGTCTTGCAATTTTTACTCTCCTTTTCTATAATTGAGCCACAAGGCACTGCCATGCCTAAGTACATATGAAAGGAAGTTACCTATGACAAAACCAGAACTAAACAATGCTATTGATTCTGTAATAGACCAATTTGAAAAAGAAGCAAGCAAGTCTTTGGAATACCAGGACGATTATGGTAAAATCAATAGCGATGCTATTATTCAACAGAACACAGCCATAAAAAATGCTATGGTTTCTTTAAAGAAAATACTCTTAGCAGATAAAGAAAACTAATTTAAGCAGGCGGATTAGAAATAATCCGCTCTATTTCGCAAACATATTTCTCGAGTTCTTTTATTTCTTGTTCGCGTTTCATCAATTCTTCTACTGCCCATTCCAGCGATTTCTTTTTAAAATCTAATTCTTTTTTTAAATGCTCCAAAATTTCATCCATTTTTACTTGATTCCTCCTCTGTTTTGAAAAGATAATCTAATTTTCCTTCCTAATCTTTATCATCCAAGAAATACGTAACTGGTACTTGGAAGTAATCTGCTAACTTTTGAAGTTTTTCTATCTTGGGCTTACTTCTTCCTGTTTTCCTTGCCGTGATGATACAGGTAAATAATCTCATTGATAAACTCAGCGACTAAGTCCCCAATTCCAAAAGAGAATCAAAAATACTGAAATCCACATATTGTTCATTAGGCAACCTATAACGACTGCACTCATTGTTAGTAATAATAGACGTTTAATATCTTTAACCTCCTTTTTTAAATGCTCCAAAATTTCATTCATTTTTACTTGATTCCTTCTCTTCTGTTTTGAAAAGATAATCTAATTTTCCTTCCTAATCTTTATCATCCAAGAAATAAGTAACTGGTACTTGGAAGTAATCTGCTAACTTTTGAAGTTTTTCTATCTTGGGCTTACTTCTTCCTGTTTTCCAATTTGACAAGGTATTCTGTCCAATTCCTGTATCTTTTGATACTTGATATGAAGTTTTTCCTGTGTTCTGTAACAGTTCTTCATATTTGTTGTACAAGTAAATCACTCCTTCCTATATCTTGTAGTTGCATTTACTTCACAAATGTGATACACTGTTTTTACCATAAAACAAAAGTGAATTTCCAAGTAGTGTTTTTAATTTATCGCCACTGCCATTTTGTGAAGTTCCTTACACAACACATATTATCACTTCACATTTTGGAAGTCAATATATTAACTTCACATTTTGAAAGTTTGCTTTTTTGTACAAAAAAGGAGACCGAAATGTACGAGGTTTTTGAACAATTACTACAAAAATTTGGTATAACTACTGCTGATGTATGCAAAGCAACCGGCATAGGACAATCTACCATGTCGAATTGGAAAAATAGACGTAATTTGATTAGCGGAAAAAATGCTCAACTTATTGCTGATTATTTTGGTGTGTCTGTAGATTACCTCATGACGGGTAAAGAAAAAGAAGGAGGTGAAACTTACTATTTAAATGACGAGACTGCCAACATGGCACAAAAGATTTTTGAAAACAAGGAGTTGCGTATGCTGTTTGATGCTGCTCAAGATGCCGAACCGGAAGACTTAGAAACAGTACACAGTATGCTACTCGCCTTAAAAAGAAAGGAACGAGGATACATTGACGATTGATTATCAAATTCAGTTAATGACTTTCCCTAATAAAAAAGTAACTGAATCTGTCATCGAAAATGAAGATGGAAGTTACACAATATTTATTGAATCTTCCCTAACATATGAAAGGCAACAAAAAGCCTTCCAGCACGCTCTGAAACATATTATTGGAAATGACTTTGGCAAAGATAATGCTAATAGAATTGAATATAATACACATAATAACTGAACTTTCTTTTAATTCTATTAAAAAACTATATAAAATTATTTTAGAAAGGTTGATAGTGATATGGCAGAAAATAATAATTATGGTCCTAACTATATAGGAAACGTAATCCGCATTGTAGATTCCAGAACCATTCTGGTTGATTCCGGCAATAACAAATTAAAAAAGGATACTTACATTCAGATTTATGAACTCGGTCCGGAAATTTACAGTCATACAGGTGCTTCACTAGGTAATTATGAATTTGTTAAAGATACTTTAAAAGTAATAGAAGTAACAAATAGATATTCTGTATGTCAAAAGCAAGATACGAGAACTATTATAAAACCTTCTCAGTGGCAATTGACTCTTTCTCCTTTATTAAGCGAATCTTCTGAAACGGAATACGTTCCTTTAAAACTTGAAGAAAAAGATATTGAACCTCTAAACATTAAAGACCCATATATTCGTGTTGGAGATCCAAT